TTATTTATTTCATAATGTACACCTTTTACTTTTTTAGCAGCACTAACAAAGCTTAACGAACGTAAACTTTCTGGTACATAATCGAATCCTCCTACCTTTTTTGCTTTTACCTGTCGGAAAACTATCCGTGAGATATCGCTGTATTTGCGCCCATTTGTTCAATCAACATCTTTTTCAGAACATTTGCCACATCCTCCGGATTCATATTTCCGGCACTTCCTGCAGGAAGATTCACGGTAATCACCGGAGCAAGGGTTTTTAATTCAATCTGGTTCATGTAACGCCGTTCAGCCAAATCACGGTAAAGCTTTGCATCTTCATCCGATAAACTGATTTCTCCTTCTATATTTTTAACATTTCCTACGCTTCCTACTTTTCCGATATCTGCTGTTTTTCCGCCTAAAGAAGGCATGCCTGCACCGCGCATCAGGTCACTAAATTCCGAAGAACTTCCTCCTGAAGCGTTTTCTCCGGCACTGTCTGCCCCGGCCTTCGCCGTAGCAATCCCGGCCAGGCGTTCCATCCGATCCCGGTCAGCAGTTCTGCGCATGGTATCCAAATGCTGCCTTCTTGCCTGTTCATTCTCTGCATTAGCCGCAGAAAGAGCAGACAGTTCACTTTCTCTGGCGCTCTTGGCTGCTTCATTGCTGGCGGCTGCCGATGCCGAAAAGGTTACTTTATCAATCGCACTGATTGCCACCCCTGGGATTTTATTTAACATCCCAATAAAAGAATTCAGCAGACCAATCGCACCATTAACCATACTTTCAATATGTGTAAGCACCTTAACCTTCATATCACCAATAGCATTAGCAATATTTACTCCAACCGTGGCAGTTTTCAAATGCATGGAATCCATCCAGTTCTGCACAGCAAATACCCCTGTCATCACGCCAATCTGCAGTTCATCCCAAACCGTCAATACTGCATTTTTAGCCATCAGCCAGGCAACGGTAATCCCCCCTACGGACTGAATCCAGCGATAAATCCAGGTAACAATAAGCGCTACCCCTACCGCAAGCCAGGTTAATGGATCGGATAACAAAGAAACGACTAATGCGTCGTTCGCCGCTGTTGCTGCCCAACCTGCAGCTGCCATTATCCCCTTGGCTATCGCTACCGCACCGGCAGCAGCTGCAATTCCCCATAAGATCGGCTCAATCTCTGACCAATTATCTGCGGCAAAACCGGCGGCTGCTGCAAATAAATCAAATACTGCAAAAGCAACCTGACCAAACAGATCCATACCACTAATCAGTCCCTCAATGAATGCCTGAAGATCTTCACTACCTGCCAGCGCTTCCATTCTCTGTGCTGTGCCATCCAGAATATCTCCAATCACAGCACTGTTTGCCACATCATTTAATACTCCCAAAATCGGCTGCAAACTGCTTACTACTCTGTTCTGAAAATCTTCCCAGACCTGTGAAAAGGTTTCCGGCATACTTTCAAATTTCTCATCGGTATCCTCTGCGGCGGCAAACATTGCCGCTTTTACCAGTTCTGCGGATATGATTCCCTCACTGGCAATATTCTTCAAATTTTTCTGAACATTTCCTGCCAGATCATCTACATCCATCTTCATCGCTTTGGCAACGCTTTTTAATACTTCTTCATTTCCTTCGATGTACTTGGCAATATTCTGGATGATATTTGGTGCCTGTTCGAGAATACTATTATACTCTTCTCCCCGAAGAACACCTGATGCCATAGCCTGTGTAAGCTGAAGCATAGCTGCCTGGATACCGGCGCTTTCTGTTCCGGCAATACGAAACTGTTTGTTAATCTGCTCCATAAAGGCAACAACTTCTGCACTGTTTGAAAAGGCATTCCCTGCCATTAAGCCAAGCTTTGCCACCGCATCCGCCGTTGCCTGATAAGACCCTCTTGCCCTCTGTGCCGAACGGTAAATCATTTCCTGCAGACTTTCTGTGGTCTGCAGTTCGTCGTTCATCTCCGTCAGCATCAAACACAGCCTTGCCGTTGTCGAAACCATCTGATCGGACAAACCAATGATGGATTTTAAGGTATGGATAGAAAGATAAGCTGTTGCAGCATTCTTTATCATCCTGGCCAGCTTATCTGCCCCTTCTGCTCCATGCGAAATCTCACGGTTAAAGTCCTGTTGTTCCGTTCGGTTATCCCGGATATACCGTTCCGTATTTCCGATAATTCGCTGAAGCTGCCGATAGGCTTCATTTGCCGCCGAAACATCCATATCTTCTACGGCCTGAGTTAATCGATTTTGCTCTGCAACGGCCTGCGAAAGCCGCTCCCGAAGCTGTTCAATCCTGTTATTTGCTGCCTCCGTTCCCATATCCAGGGGATTAGCCTCCATCCGCTGTATTTGCTGTCTTATTGCGTCAATCCGCCCACTCATGGCACTTAAATCATTAACAGCTCCTGGAGGAAATATCCTGCTGTCTGCTGCTCTTGTAGTAATGGCATTCTGCGCAGCATTTAACTGGTTTAACATGGAGTTTGCCTCCGTGATTTCCTGCCGGAAGCGTTCAATTCCCGAATTTGTAAATATAGGAATAGCTTCTGTCTGCCAGATTACCGGAATTTCTACCGGTGGAATATGCGAAAAAGAATCCCTGAGATATCTTTCTGTATCGGAAATATTCTGGGACAGGCGAAGGTAAGCTTCATTCATGGCTCCCATATCGCTTCCCTGCATTGCCCGGTTTAATTCTTCCTGCAGTACCATAGTTTCCCTAAGCCGAAAATGCATCTGCTCCAATGCCCCATTTGCCGCATCTGTTCCAAGGTTCAGTGGATTGCTTTCAATCTGCCGGATCTCCTCCTGCATCGCTGCCAGACGGTTTTCTACCATCTGAACATCATAAGAAGCCTCAGGAGAAAGGATTTTGGTTTCATTGGCCTGCTGCGTGATCTGGTATTGCGCGGAAGTCAGCTTTTCTAAAGCATCATTTATCCGGTATACTTCCTGAAAAGTCCTCTGCATCCCAGCACTCTTGATGACCTCCGGAGCATCAAAAGCTTTCCATTCCAAGGGATTTTCTTTTGGCAGAGATTCAAAAAGTTTACGCATATGTTCTATTTCTTTGGACATGCCCGCTGCTGAACGGGCAAATTCCGAAGACATGCCCGCTGCTGAACGGGCAAATTCTTCATTAGACTGCCCTAATCTCTCCATGCGGTGTGCTGCCTGCTCTCCCATCTGTAAAAATCGAGCAAACGAGGCACTGAATTCATCAGTTAAGATTAAATTTTCCCTAATCTGCCCCATCTTACCCTCCTATCTGGGTTTCTCTCTGGAAGCCCGATCAATCATAGCCAAAATTAACAGCTTCTCATTCTCTGTCCGCTTCAAAAAATCTTCTGGAAAGATACCAAAAGAAACGAAGGCAAAATAGGCCGCCTCCGTTTCCCAGTCCCTTTCCTTCAGGAGTTTTTTGCGGCATCCAGCCTATCTTGTGCACTATTAACATCATTAATTTCCAAAATAGCATCCTGGATAATCTGCTTTTCTCCGATGGTGAACATTAATCCGGGAACATCATTCGGATCTATTGTTCCATAATAATCGCAGATTTCTGTACTTCTTAAATCTGGTTCAACCATGCAGGCTACAATCAGTTGATTTGAATATGTAGTGGAATTAAACTTTCCTGTCTTTCTGTCCGTATTTTTTCTGACCAAGGAATCATTATCCGCAGCCCGAATACTCTTAATCACGAATGGAACGACTTTCCCGTTTTCATCCGTAAAACGTTCGAGAATAACTTCCTTCTTCTTTCCTTCTGGTGTTGGTTTTAAAAATGCTGATAATTTACTCATTTATTTTCCTCCTAACTGTGCCGGTGCATTAAATGTTCTCAATGGCTCATAATCCGTGAACGTAAACGGAATTTCTTCCTGCAGATAATCCGCGGAATCATCTAACATTGCAATGGGGATTTTTGATAAGGTAACACCATAGATTGCTACCGTCTGTTTTCCGACAGTGGAACCTTTATCATCATTTGTTACCTGCAGATTAATTTCCGGGAACCGTCCATTTCTTTTATATTCGGATAAGATTTCTAAAAATTCCGGTGTACCATAATAAAGGGTCATTGTCCCGGAATACTTAATCCCCTTAACTTTCGTCTGGTCTACCAATGCTCCAACCACGGGAAAATCTGCTGTCTGAATCTCTGCATTGGATTCAAACTTTTTAATACCAAACAATTCAATATTTCTTCCGTTTTTCACCATAAATGCCGATCCGGCTTTTCCACTTACACCATCATTTGCTAATAAATATGCCATGATTCACCTCCTATTTTGCTCTTGTACCTATCGATACCGTAACCGAAGCATAGATTTTTTCTATACTGTCCACAGGCATCAATGCCACATTAAGGACAATGGAATCTACATCATCTCCGGAATTTACTGTAACATCTTCCGGCTGGAAATCACGGATTCCCCCATTGGCCTGCATCTCGTTTAAATAACCGACATTCCATCCTTTAATTAAATTTCTTCCATTCTCGTCGTTATTGATTTTTCCGAGATAATGCAGACTAAGTTGACGATAAGCATCATTGCAATACTGATTAAGTACACGCATTACTCTGTTTTTGGAGTATTCCTTACCCTTATCCAGAGAAAACGAGGTAAGTGTATTGATATCCGTGCATACCTTTACCGTATTGAAATTATCAATAAAAACAATTTCACCACGTTTAATTGCCTGCTCTGCCTGGGCATCGGTCATTTTAGGCATTGCTTCAGCAGCTCCCGGATACTGCGCATAGGTCAGGGACTGATTATACCGGGCACCAGCCTCTGCTCCGGCCAGCCACCAAACGGCCTGTTGTGGGGTCAGCACTGTTTTGTCTTCCAGCTTTACCCCATTACTTACCGAAATCACCCATTCACTGTTGCAGGAGGCAGCATCGGCCATGACTGCCTGACACTTTTGCCCTACACGTTCAGAGATACGCTTTACAAACGAAGCAAACGCCTGCATTACCGCACGGTCTGTCCCATCATAGGCCAGAATATCAAAGGAATAAGGCTCAATTATTGTTAAAAACGCAGCATAATCGGCAAGAGCAACCGTTGGATCTTTTCCGCCTGAAAGCACCTGCCCGGCAGAATCTTCAAAAGTTCCTGTACCGGAAAACTCCACCCACAAATTAGAGGCCAGGGCACTGATTTCTGCAACCGACTGTTCGTCAGCTATCGTACCGTCGACAACCGTAGTAACATCATACACATTCTCATCATCCGGGCTTTCCTGCACAATAACCGTAATGTCATTTCCGCGGATACCTTCATAACGGGCAGTAACCGTCAATCCTCCAATGGTAGCTGAGGCTTTTTCTCCACCAGTTCCAGACGGACGATAGAGCAGAATCTTAACCGGCCCATCCGTGGTATCGCTCCCCTTCATCATTTCCCGAAGAAAGAGTGCTTTTTCATTCGTCATATCATAACCAATATAAGGCTGCAAATCTTCCCCCGGCTGAATTTCCTGCACAACCCCGGACGGTCCCCAGGAAAGCGGTCCAGCTATGGCTACCGTTCCCTTTTCTCCAACACTTACGCTTAAATTCCCCTGAGATTTTGTATTGATATACACACCCGGAAGAACCTTATTCTGACT